CTGAATTAACTTCTATCATATGATAGTCTGGGCTGTTTATAATATCTCTGTATTCTTCTTCAAGCCTTTCTGCAAGTGAAAGGTAATTCCTAACCCTCTCTGATTTTGCTATTGAAATCCCGTCAACGCTTATCTTATAGTTTTTAGCCTCTCTACTGGCTAAAGTGTAATAACAACTTATTTGTGCTAATTTCAGTATCAGGTATTCTTCTTCCTCTGGTATCGTATCTATTGTATAATCCCTGTTATGCTTGTGCATAGCTGTTTTTATCTCTTGTTCTAAATAATCGTCAGACGGGAATTTTACTTTTGCTTCATCGCCAAGCCTTATCCTTAAAATAGATACTGCCTCTCGTAAATCCATAATCACCACCTACTTTATTAAATCTCTCTCTCTTAACACCCTCTCAACATCTTCTAATACCCTTTGTTCTACGCCCTTCTTAAAATTGTAGTAAGTTCCGCCGATATATACATTCCTCATATCGACCATTGGAATTACTTTTACATATTCCTTTTTCTTCTTTACTACAATGGGTTCCATAATCTGAATTTCCTTTGGCTCAACCTTTTCTTCCTTTTTCTCTTGTGTCTTCGGTTTCTCTGCAACTGGTTTTTCCTTTTGTTCTACTTTTTCTTCTTCTAACTCTAATACCTCTACCTTCTCAACTTTTGCTGATTTCTTTTTAGACATCTTCAATCCTCCTATTTAATAGTAAAGACATAGCGTAGTCTATCTTATGCTATGTCTTTACCTTATTTGTTCTATACTATCTGGTTTCAAGGATTAGGATATTATCTTCCTCGATAATTCCTGCACCCATAATGGAATACCATGCTAATGAATGACTTCTTCCAAAGTCCTCAATTCCGCCATCCCTCATTTCAACTGGCAATGCCTCTGCCCAACCGTATGCGTTATCGCCAAATATAACTGCTTGATATACCTTAAAGGTATCTCCTTCGCTTGGCGTTACTTCGATTACTGGCTGTTGTGTAGTGCTAATAAAGATAACATCATCAACTCTTCCTATTTCCCCTGCGTAAATTGCTCCATAATCTTTTGCGTTCTTAAAGTCTGGGTCGTCTTTCAATGTTCTTGCTTGGTGTGGGTGAATGAAGCAAATATAAGCGTCACCGTTAAACTTCCTTACATTCTTTGTTTCTAATATTTCTACTGCGTCTTGGATTACATCACTATTAAACTCCGCTTTTCCATCTGAATTATCTGCTAATGCTTCCCTATCGGCTACCCCACCTGCGTAGTAAACATTTGGAGAAGCTAATACAGTATCTCTAAACATAATGTCCACCACTTTAGCATAGTCAAGACCTAACAATCTTGCACCACTCGCCAACACATCGTCAAAAGAACTTTGAAGTAACAACTCGGAAACCTTAACTGCGTTACCATACTCTTTTACCTCAATGTGAACTTGGCTTGCTGTCAATGCCTGAGTTCCCATTGGAGTACCTTCTTCTAATGCCCCACCCAATTCTAAATTGTTATACCTCATAAATGTAATCTTTAATCCTGGGGTTACACCCAATTCAGTTTTCTTTGTTGCAAATTGTGCATACCTCAATACTGGCTGTGCGTGAAACATAATGTCCTTTGAGTAAACAGTTAATACCGCTTGACTCAAACTGGTAGTAGTAGTCATATCATAATTTACCTGATTATCTCCCATTATTCATTTCCTCCTTAAATTTATTTCGTTAATCCTAATTGCTTCTTAACTATATCCCTATGTTCCGCCCATTCTTTCGGACTCATTTTCGCAATCTCCTGTGCGGTTAATTGCTTAATGCTCTTTGGCTGTTGTGGATTGGTCGGTTTAGGGACTTCAACTTTCGGCTTTTTACTTATAGCCTTCTCCACAATCTCTTGATACCTTTGTTTTGCCACCTCAATAGAGGACAATATTTCTTCCTCTGTTTCTCCAGAAACCAAATCTAAAATTAATTCATCTCCCGCCTCCTTTAAGGCTCTTTCTTTGAATAGGTCTAATTCTTTTCGTCTAATATCCTTCTTTAGTTCTGCGACAGTTTCTGACAATCGTTGCACTTCTGTTCTTAATTCTTCTTGTTCATTTATTGATGTTTCAGTTGACGATTTAAGTCTATTGTTAAGCAAAAGTATTTCACCCTCTAACTCTTTAATTTTCGTATCTTTCTTCTGTATCTCCGTGTATAACTTATCTTTTTCCTGTTTTCTGACCTTTTGAATAAAGTCTTTTACCTCTGGTATTTCCAGAAACTCTTGCAAATTAAACTTATCTTCTTCCTCACCTAAACTGACAGGGTTTTCGGTTTGGTTTTCAGCTACAGGGTTTTCAACAGAGTTTTCCCCTCCCACATTTTCCTCTTTTTCCGTTGGTACATCTTCCACGATTTCTTCTGTCTTTACTTCTTCTTCATTAACCAGTTCTTTCTTTTCATCTAACATTTACCTCATTCCTCCTTTAATTCTTCAAATTCAATGGTAGCGATTGTTTCACTACCTATAAGATACTGCTTTTCATACTCATACCTTTGGTAGAGTAAATCAAAATATTTGTTACGCAAGAGTTCTAATAAACCTAAATCTGGATATAATTTCTCTATTTCTGCATCTATTTTTTCAGTTATCCTGTCTATCTGCTCAAGCAAAGACTTATAGGGTTTTTCCAATTTGCTTAACGCAACTTCTTCTTCAACTTCCACCTCCTCCAAATCCAAGTCTATATATGCAAGGAGTTCAAGCATTTCATCTTTCATTTACTCTACCTCCTTAACATCTTTTTAATGATTTTTGCTAAACCGCTTTCGTCAAGACTTTCGGCGATTTTTGCACTCTCCATTATCTGCTTACTTCTATCTAATGAAGCCTTTATCCTACTATCGTAAGTCGTGTTGGTCTGGAATAAATACTGATAAGTCGTATCTGTTTTTAGTCCTCGCCAGTTCCTTGCCATTCTCTGTTCCAATTTGTAATACTGGTCGGGCAAATCCCAATGTATTGCCACATTTGATACTTCCAAGTTTAATCCCGTTGCCCCTGCGTCTGATAATACTAATATGTTTAGGTCTGGGCTACTTCTAAATTCTTTAATTAACTTATCCCTCTGGGCTTTCGTCAATCCTGTGGTGTAGTAACCTGCTTTATCTCCCAATCCTTCCTGTAAGGTTTTCATCGCATCCCTATCGGAAGCAAAGATTATTACCTTCTCTCCTTTATGCTTCTCAACCAATTTTTTAACTTCTGCCAATTTTAAGTTCGTATCTGGCTCTCCTGCATTTACTACCTTCCCTAACTGTCTATCCCGCCAAGCCTCTACTGATTTCTTCGATGCCCCTTTATCCATTCTTGCTAATGCTTTTAATTCTATGTCTTTTATTTGCTCTATTTGTTCCGGTGATAATCTTATTCTTCTGTTAATCGGCACGAGTTTCGCTTTAACTGGACTGTCCTTTGTCAATACCATTGGCTTTAAAGTATCTCGTAAATCCCTCAAAACTGACTCTTGGTAAAATGACGATGCTTTTGTAATATCTTTAAACTTGCTTTCAAACTTATATTTCGCTGGCATACCTGTTGGACTTAACCAATCTAAAATATCATACATATCCATAATACTATCCTTAATTGCTGTCCCTGTCATTCCTATTCTATATCTCGTTTTCATATCCCCTAATGCCTTAAACATATCTTTATTTAACTGGTGAATTTCGTCTACTACCACCAAATCAAATCCTGCTTTCTTTAAGGCATCAATATCATTTTTTAACTGAGTATGGCTAATAATCGTAATCAACTGGTCGCCACTATATTCTTTTAACCTTTGGGCTTTCGTCTGGTATGTCATAGCCCTTACTGTTACTCCCTCTGTAAATTCCTCAATCTCATCTTTGAATTGCCTTACTAAATCATTAGGCACTACTACCAAGGACTTCTTTACCTTTCCTTCGTGGGCGAGTTCGGTTATTGTCCCTATAGCTGTATGAGTTTTTCCAGCCCCTGGTTTAAAGTGGAATAAAGCATACTCATTTTCTTTAGCAAATCTTATTCCTGTCTGTTGGTCGGGTCTTAACTCAAAAGGCTTTACCTTCCCTGTTGATTTATCGGTAAATTCCTTCTTGAACATAGCAGGTATCCAGCCTTTTTTATTTGCTTTCCCTAATCTAATTCTTTCAAGTTCTTCTGATAACTTTAATTTGTCTTTACCTTCATACCATTTTGAAAGGCTTTCTATCCCTTTTTCACCTATTGCTAAATACTGTTTTCCGTCTTTCTTCAATACCTTATAATCAAATTCACTAAGTCCTAATATATTCTGTAGGTTGTATAATACTTTCTTATCCTTAAATTCTATGTTTATAAACTTTATGTCCCCTGGACTTTTTAACTCCCTTAATAACCTCTCGTGAATTTCTGCATAACCTATCGCATCTCCTAATTCTGTTCTTGCTTTTATTAAGGCTTTTGTTCGTAACCCTTGAACTGCTCTCTTTGGTGTTCCCGCCTTAACTTGTAATCTATAACTATCTGCCAAATTCATTGCTTTTCTGGCTTCCGCCAAAGACTTCCTCATAGCAATAGGTAATCTTTCTGCGTTGTATTTCTCTAAAGCCTTTATTATTTCTTCGAGGTTTTCTCCATTCTTAATGTCTCTCGCTAAAAGTTTTACTGCGTTATCTACCCCGATTTTTTCTACTATCTCTGGGTCTAATGCGTAGCCGACAGTATTCTTCGCTACTTCCTCATACGCTCTTATTCCTCCCGCCCTCACATATTTCTCTAAAGGTTTATTTCTTAATTCTACCGTTCCTTCTATTCCTGCGGTAGTTTTCCTTTTGATAAAGGCGAGTTTCTTTTCTACTTCTTCTGCTGTCCTTCTCTCTGCGTCATATGGTCTTACAATCTCGTATTCTCTTTTTAGCCATTCCTCATAATACTTATGGCTTTCTTCGCTTATCATTGCGTCATTATATGGCACCATTGTTTCCCCGATACCTTCCCAAATCACCTTTTCCTCAATTAGTGATATTCCATAATCCGTTAATACTGGCTCTATACTGCATTGGCAATATGGGTGCGGGTAATCTGGTAATTCATCTGCTGTATAAACCCCTCTTGGGTCGAGTTCAAAAATACTTACATTCAAACTTGCTAATAGTTTACTTGCTTGTTCTCCTGTTCTCTCCGCAAACTCATCACATATATCGTATATCTTATGTCGAGAGTTTAATGTCCATCTTCCGAGTAATCCAAGTTCCTTCATTACTTCCCTTGAAGCCTCTTGCTTTGCCCTATTGTATTCTGATACTAAAATTCTTTCATTATATTTGTAGTTACTACCCCCGATTAAACTTCTCCCTGTTTCCCTGTTATCTGTCATAAAGGCTAAAGACCTTTTCCTACTTTCCTCTACGCCTTTTTCTGTATCACTTAATGTTATTTCCTGCCTCAATCTTTTATTGGCAAGTCTTTTTGAAACATCAAGTCTTTTTTCAAGTGTTGCCCCTTTAAATGTTCCCAAGGATTTTGCTATCGCTTGATTTCTCAACTTCTCTTGTTCCAATTCCGTCAATGGTGGAAACCCATTCAGTTTTAGCCAAGCATTTTGTTTACTTATTGTTTCTGATATTGCTGTATCTATACTTGTCATAATGGTTGCTCTTACATCTGCATTCAAATTCCTCGTAACTCTGTTTACCCTGCTCATAGCATTTTTAACTTGTGAAGGTTCAATAGGCTTTGAAAAAATATTGTTTAAATTCTTCGTTCCCTCGATATGGTCTTTGTAGAGTAGACCTCTGGCTATGTTTACATTCGTTCTATCACCTTTTATATCTGTAGCCATTTAATCCACTCCTATTCTTCTAAATCATTATCTCCAATATCCGCATCGAATTGGCTTTGTATTCCTGCTATATCTATATCTTCAGCTCCTGCTAAATCAAACATCAAATTCTGTTGTTCCTTTTGATACTTCCTTATTTTCTCTAATTTCTCTTGTATATCGCCCTCATAACCTAACTCTATTAAAGCACCTTCTGGTTCTTCTAATCCTAAATTCATCTTTTGGGCTATAATTTGTAATTGCACCATTTCATCTTTCGGTAACGGGTCTGGGAATGTTACTGTAATATCAAATACTTTCTTAATTCCTTCACTTGTTGACATTAAGTCGTTCAATAATTTCCTTTCTTCATCACTACCCTTAACCCTCAATAGCTTTATTACTAACCTACATACATCTTTTATTCCACCGCCATAAGTTTGTCTTTTCAGCCAAGTCTTTTCTAAAAGCGGTGCATATTTTATCTGTAGGGCTACCCCTGTTGTATTCGATACTGCACTTTTACCTCCAAGACTGTCCTCTGGTGTATTTGACAGTTCGTGTATAGCTGTTTTGATTGTTGATATAAAATTGTTTGAAGCATTTAGGTCTGAATTAAGTTCAAGGTTATAAACCTTTGCGTCTTTCGGTAGTCCTCCCCAAACCTTCTTTGCACCCTTCTCTAAATTCTTGGATTTTGCACCTTGTATAATCGTTATCGGTGCTGAATGGTAGTTGATTATATCAGATACATCTGTAACCTTTGCATTTAACTCCTTCTGTAATGGAATTATGCTTTTCAGGTCGCTTTGCCCTCTACTCTCCCCTGCAAGTGGAATATTTTTTATCTGGATAATATTTATCTCCCTCAGTATGTTCGGGATTTCTTCCACCAACTCATTGTCTATATAATAGGAAATGGTATCTCTTGTTACTACCTCTTTATACATCCGTGCTACAGGTTTTCCATTAATTCCCATTTCTAAAATAGCATATTGTATAGTGCAACTCACCATTTTATCCTTATCATGGCTACTATATACAGGAAATACAGAACTGGTCGGTAACACATTAATCCTTACTTTTCCATCTGGGTATTCTTCCTCGTATAACATTCCATTTTCATCTACCTCTGGGTCTTCCCACGATACCTTTATAAAGCAATCCCCTGTTATTGCCCCCATCTGCCCTATTTCTACGCCTAAAATATCTTTCTTATTATATTCCCATACTTCATCTAAAAGAGGTTTCAATTCCTGTGCTACTTCTTTATGAGGATGTATTCTGAAACCTTTTCCAAATAAAAAACTTACTGACTTATCCACAATGGCTTTTGCGTAGTTGAAGGTAATAAGGCTTTCTCCTTCTTCCCTAACTACTCTCCATTGGTCTCCTAAATAAAAATCCCAATACTCCGATATTTCATTTAATCGTCTTTGCTCGGAAAGTCCAAGTCCAGAGAATAGTTCAAATACTCCTAAATCAGCCATCATTACCCACTACCCCTTTTCCTGCGGAAAACTCATTTAATATCCTTTTGTCTTTAACTCCTACTGCTTCATATATATTGGCTTGTAACATTTTCTTTACTTTATTTAACCGCATCATTTTTTCTTTATACGTTTCCCCTTCTTTCTTAATATAAGGGTTTTCTAAATCTTCATAGTCAAGAGGTCTATTTTCATTTGGGTTTCTTCCTTCTCTTAAAATATATCTATGTTCCACCTGTTTCACCCCTTAACATTATTCTCTATTCTCAATTTTCTTTCCTGTTACTTTTGCACCTTTGTTAAAATCAATCTTATGTTTCCCTTTTGCATCTGCTTTTCTCGCTTCTCCGAATTTCCCTATATTACTCTTGTTCTTCTTATATTTCAAATCCATCTTCTAACACCTCCTACTAAATTAAACCAAATCCTTTGGCAAAAACAAAAGACAGCTTGATAGCGTTAAAGCACCTACGCCTAAATAGGCGGGTAATAATTAGCGTGATAATATGCTTTAACTATTTTCTATCATTTGGGAAAACCTATACTATATACTTCTTCATTTTTATAATATACAGGTTTCTCCAATTTGTCAAGTTCTTTTAATAATCTAACTAAATAATCTATACCACACCGCCAAAAAATTTAGACTTTTACTTTAATTTCTCCGCCGTATTTTATAGCACAATCATAATACCAATCCTCCTTTACTCTTTTAGTTTAGTTACTGATTTCAAAATTTTTTCCTTTCTATTCCTTTTCTTTATTAGTTTCTTTTGTTACTTTAGGTTCTAAAGTTGATATATGTAGTATAGATAGTTTAGATTCTAAAGTGAGGCTGGGTTTAGATTCTAAAGTGAGTAAAAGTTCATGGGTTTAGTTTCTAAAGCGACTTATGGGTTTAGTTTCTAAAGTGAGTATAAGTCCTTTATTACACGCCGCCAAAAAATTTATTGTGTGCATATCCTGTCTTCCCTGCCTTTTGTCTGTTATTATATATTCTCTCTATTTTTCTTCTATACTTGTTATCATCAGTTATTCTTATTAGACTTTCCAAATCCCACAAACTACTTCTTCGTGGGACTATTTTATACAAAGTCATTTTCGCCAACCATTCCCCTTGTTCCATCGTGCTTATGTGCGTGTGTCCTTCTTCAAAGTGCTTTCGTTTGTTTATTATCATAGCACCATCTTTTGTTTTAACTAGTAAATAATGCCCCACCCATTTTTCATTTTCACCCAAAAAGTTTCCTTCTTCCAAGATATTTTTGACTATATCTTGGCACTCTGTCATAGAAGGTATTTTCTTCTACTTCTATTTCGGGCATACCTTCTGTTTGACTTGCTAACATAGCTAATGCAAGGCTATCGCAATAATCGTCTTTTGCCCCTTTTTCGTCTGGGTGATGGCATACCATATATTTTCCACGCCACGATTTTTCTAATTCTAACATTTGCTGTTTGAAAGTCTGCCACTTCTTATATCTTTCGGCTCTACTACCATTGGGAATGTAAAGGCGGTTAGCTTTTAACTCTTGATTGAGATACATATACATTGCCGACTTATTTGGCATTGAGAATACATAACCTACTACATCTGCTATTCCCTCATAATAATATTTTAATCTATCGACCATTCCGTCACCTACTCCTGTGCAATCCGAGTAGATTATTCTAATATTGTATCTATTCAGGAAATCAACTACTTGGTAGAACTGACTCTCGTAATCATCTCCCGTCAATTCAAGCCAATCTAATATCTGCTTTCTATAATGCGTTACTCCTGTCCTTTCATCTACCCCTAATGGGTTATCCCAGTCTACATCTAATACCGTTACTACTGTGCTATCGTGTTTCTTCGCCCAGTCTATTCCTGCAACTTGGTTTCCTTCCCTTAAAATATGCGTCAATTCCAAGCCCTTCGGACTATTCTCTATTAACTCGTTCCATTTTTCTTCTGTTAGGAACATACCTCTTTCCAGTATAAACTCACAGCCATAAGCCATTCTAAATTCATCACTGTTTTCCCCAAGTCTTTCCTTCTCCTTCTTAATAAACGCCTTATATCTTGGGTTATACTTCTGCACCACCTTATAATCATATTGGAAATGGTATTTTCTTTTACTTGTCAAGTTCTTTCTTCTATTTCTCTGAATTGCTTCTAAAAAGTCTGACCTTTTATCATTCGCTGTCCCTACCTTCACAATCGTTGCGTTAGTTGAAGCACCCATCGGGTGAATACTTTTCCGCACCACCTTATTGTCAGCGTCTTGTGCTTCCTCAATTATAATCAAATGATAAGTCTTACTCTCAATATAAGCAGTTTTATTCGCACTCATAGCTGTGCAAAAACTTCCATTACTCAATGCCACTAAACTGCTAATGCTCTTTAACTCTAAATCTATATCATCATCAGCTAAAATCATTTCCGCATTTTTACTGTTTATCCTCGTCTTTGTCCTTCCAAAAGTAGTGTCCGCTTGGTCGCCACTCGGTGCAAATATTCCAACATACAATCCATTCTTATAGTTCTGTAATGGCTCATACCAAGGAAATAACTTCGCTAATATCGGCAAGATTACCATACACCCTGCCACAACACAAGCATTTACTTCGCTCTTTCCACTCTGCCTACTGAACAACGCTGTTATTTCTTCCCCGTCATTTGCCAATAAACTTCTTACAATCCCCTTTGCATATTCGGTCTGATACGGATAAAACTCAATACCGCTTATTGCCTCACAAAATTTCACTGTCTTTATGGTCATATCATCAATGTCGAACTCCTGCCTCTGTAGCCCCTTAATATCCTTACCCTGTTTCTCGTTCTCCTGCAATTCATTTAGGTCAATATCTACCATACATCAGTCCCCCCTTACCTTTGGTGTCGTATCCTTATGAATTTTATTCTTAATTATATGTTAGTGAGTGCGACTCCACTTTTTCTTTTTCCGTTAAAGGTGGGGTCTTTTTTGACGCCCTTTTTACAGGGGTAAACCGTCAAACTTATACCAACCGAACACCTGTTTTGTATCCCCTCTATTCCCCTCCCCTGTTTTTCTCCTTCTGTCTCTCCTGTGGTTTCCATAAAAAATATTTTCCTAAAATTCATTTCTCTCACTCCTTCGGCAATTTCTTTTTCTTCAAATTTTCTCTCCCCTGAAACCCTTGTGTATCAAGGCTTGTAGCCTCTTGGAATTTTCTGTATAAAATTTCTCTGGAAAAATCAGTTAAAATTCTCTTGGAAATACCTGTAATTTCTCCAAAATGGAAATATCTGTAAACACGATTTTCACGCTAAAAAATTGGTGTCTCTAACAAATCGGGTATTTTCCCTCTCTATTACCTACTCTATCTCCTTACTCTCTATCCTCTCTCTACCCTTATGGTATCTATGTTTGTGGGTATTTTTTATACTAAATTATATCTCTTTATTTTCCCGCCGAAAACTTTTTGGTGGATTTACTATATATTACTCCCCTTTCCCCTTATATGCAATCTTGGTTGGAAACCTTTATTTTCAAGGCTTTCTCGGTGCTTTTGTATTTCTGATTTCTTTATTCTTTCTCCCCACCCTGTGAAAAGAGGATTTCCAACCATACCCACTTTTTATTTTCCCGCCTTTACTTACTATAAGTGCTATTATACCTCTTTTTCATTTTTAATCCCAAATATCTGTGCAAGTATTCCACCACTCGCACTACCTTTAGCCTTTATCTCCAAGGTATCTTGTGGGTCTACCAAATCCCTAAATCTTTGCATCATATTCATCATTCTATCTATTTCCTTTGATAATCTTTCATCTAATATTCCTCCGTCTTGGCTTTCTTGCATAGCACCAAGCAATATCCTTTTCTGTTGCAGGTTAAAGAGAATTTTCATTACATTTCCAAAGTCGTTTGCCCCGTTTATTTCCTTATTCGGTATTCCGCAAACATTTCCTTCCTTATATAACGGACATCTATCTCCTAATGTGCAACTATCGCACTCCATATATAGACCTTTTCCTATTATGTCTAATACTTCTTCTTTTGTTGAGGGAAGGTTTTCTTCTGCTAATACTAAATCTGTGATTTCTTCTTCCGACCTCTTATAATCTTCTGGGTTATAAACCTCCCCTTTACCATTCAATATAATCACCTCTTTCTCGTAGGTTTCAAAATCTATATTTACGACCTTTTTTATTTCTCCGCCGTGGACTGTATCGTGCCAATATTCCTGTTTCTTCTTCATTGGTGAAGTTGTCAACCAATCCCCATACAGCTTCCATTGTAACATATTCCATTCATTTACTGTTTTGACATCGTCTGCTAATAACGCATCGTAGTCTACACCTAATTCCTCACATCTACGCTTAAATCTTTTCCTAACATCTTTGTCATTGTATACCTTTAGTTGACCATTCCTAAATTCATAGGTAGTTCCAAATTTCGCCCCTGATAGCCAAGTGGTGCTGTCAACGGAGTAGAAAGGCATACGCCTCATCGGTTCCTGTTGTGTCATTCCGAAACCGTGGACTTTCGTATGGTTCTCTTTCATCTTCTTAAAATATTGTTGGAAATCTTTTGCTTGATACCTTCCACCTTCTACTGCTATACCGCCTATCCCTACATAGTCATAATCCCTAATTAACATATCGGCATATTCCTTGCTATCGTTTGGGTGAAATACTGGAACAACATTAAACCCTTCTTTTTCAAACCTCTTTCGTCTTTCAGTCATTTCGTATTCGTTCCCTATATCGTATTCGACCACATGAACTATATCTCTATTGAGAAATCTTTTATCAGATTTTAGCATAGCAAGGTATTCTTCTTCCCACTTTGCACCCCAAGCCTTGTGTTTGGCGAACATATCTATTGCCTCTTGGGTCTTGTGCCATTCTGCTAAAAATCTTTTATCATTAAACTTCTCTTTACCTAAATGCTTTTCTTGTATAGTCGCCCATTTATTCCAAAAGGTAAACGCACCACTATCAAGAAACACGAAATCAAAGTTACTCAATACAATATCTATACTTGCTTTTTTCTTACTCATATATAAAGCAGATACAAGAATATCTTTTACTCCATGCTTTATAGCTATATCCAAACTATTTTCCATTCCTGCTAAAAGTAGTTTCAAATCATCACCCCATAAGTTCTCTTTTTAACCTTTCCATCTGTTCTGCTGTTAGTAGGGTTTCTAATTCTTCCTCTTTCAGCGAAGGTAAAACCTCATCTATTCTTGCCCTATCATAATGATTGTAAATTCCTATATCTTCGGCTAACTGCCTAATGTATTTCTTACCTACCTCTGATGTCAGAGGATTTTCGTTATATTTTTCCTCAAAACCTAATTGTCTGAATATCCCAAACCTACGAACACAAACCATACAATTTCCACAGTTTCCTTCCCCACCTGATAAGCAACTACTTGTTTCTAAAAGCATTTCCTTTGTTATTCCATTCTCTAAAGCCCACCGACAAACATCCAGCTTACTCATTTCTTCAAAAGGCGTTCTTACAATTATTTTATCTTTGAACTTTCCGTGAACATAAGATAGAGTTTCTGTCGCCATATCAAAGAACTTTTTATTTTTATCTGTGGCGAACTTGTGCATCTCCCCCTTTAAGGCACATACCCATATTTCGTCTGCACCTATGCTCGCCATTATTGTCGCTAAAGTCAAATTTCTTCCTGGAATCCATATATCCTCATTTGTAGGGACATTCCCAAACTGTTCTTGTATCAATTCACATTTTAGATATTTTGTGTCAATCCCATATTTCCTAAATCTCTCTATCGCCTGTTTTTCCTTTTCTGTGTAAGGATTTCCTATATCAATATAGATACACATAATATCCTCTGGTTTCCACCCTTCAACCTTTTGGGCATAAAACCAAGCTACGAAACTATCTATTCCACCACTAATAAGTAAACCTAATTTTCTATTTTTGGTAGTGGGAACACTCATTCCTAACTCCATCTCCTATCCCCCATTTTTTAACCAAGTAATCAAAGTTCTTCTTATCGTCTTTCCTATCAAATTCCCTTGTTCCGCCTTTATTTTCGTGTAGATGCCAACAAAGTCTGGAAGTATCAAATAACAACTTCAACCCCTGTTGATATATGTTGTAGGTAAAATCTATTTCTTCTCCACCACAAGCACCGTGTTGGAACTCCATATCAATTTCCAATACTGACTTTCTTACGAATAACGCTGTCCCTATTAAATACTCACACTCAAATATCTTTTCTGTCTTGTGCATATATACTTGGTATTTATCTAACCATAAAAGAGTTTTTCTTCTGTGGTCGTAAATCAAAGTATTGCTAAATTCATCTTCTACATCTATCGGAACATTACTCCAATCAGAATAACCCATGCTGTTTATTGGTGTCTGCAATACCCCACTAACTGCCCCTACTTCTTTATCCTTAAAATGTTTTACTAAATCAAAATACCCTTCACCTAATACTGCATCATCATCTAAAAAGAGAAGAATTTCATTTCTTGCTGTTTCCTTAAACCATCTTTTTGCATCCATAAGCCCACTCAATTCTGCTCTAACTTTTACATCAATCCCTGCTATCTTAAATGCCTCTATCAATTGGGTTAAAGTATTTTCCATACCTCCAAAACTTTCGTCAAGGTCTTTTGTAACCCCTATCAGAATTTCATCTATCTTACTTGCTTCCCCTAAAAGCCTTCCTAAAGTTATTGACAGGCTCTCTGGTCTTTTATAAGTTGGAATACAAACACTAACTTTCATTTCCTTCCTCCTCCAATCTATACCCGCAAGACGGATTTTTGTCGAATTTCAAATCCCTTTCTATTGGGTAGTTTCTACAACACCAACCACATTGTAAACATTCCCCAACTATCATTTTCTATCTACCCTTTCGTCTATTGCGTCTAAATATCTTTGTGCCACCAACCTATAATCGTACTTATCTACCGTTACCTTTATATCTGGTTTTTCATCAATCCTTCTGCGAATATCTTTGAGGCTATATGGCTCATACCCTTCACTTACATATTCTAAATAAGGTAACTTATGTGGCACTAACGGGTATGCCCCAAGCGTGTATCCTTCTATTATGGAAAGGTTAAGCGTGTCTATGCAACCAAATGTAGTAACTATTTCTGCTGTTGCCAACTCCCTATAAAATTCTTCCTGCGGACAATTCCATTTGAATTGGAAGATTTCCTCGTATCTATCTATCCCATCTCCACCCCAAATTTTTTCCGCCCATTCCTTACTATGTGGGCAACAGAACACTACGCTTTTTCCATAGGGTAACAAAGCCTCTACCGCTATAAACAACTGTCTATCCTGTTCTAACCTACCCCCGACTACGATTTTTCCCTTTTCCTTGGTCTTTGCCTTTGACCTTTTGATACTATCAAAATTTATTGGGTAACCTGTGTAAACAGCACTTACTCCCATTTCCTCAATCATGGTCTGTGTATGCCATTCTGTGTTACAGGCTACTATGTCCATAGCCCTCAATTCCCTTTCCTCTTTAGCCCTATCCCCTTTAGCCTTACACCCTAAAAGAAATGCACTGCTTCCATGACTGTGGCTAACTAATATTGGAGAGTTTTCCCCTAACTTATTCTTTAGGTCAATGGCTTTAGGTAGGTCTACATAGTCTATAACTATAATTACATCTTTCTTATCAAACTCCCTATCTAAATCCATTATCATTTCGCTCTCCCTGCCTAATTCCTTAAACCCTGTCGATAGGTTTACAAAGTAACTCGGTAACCACGGTACAAAATATTTCTCATTTCCCAAAAGGTAAATCATCTGCATCTTCCTTTCTTATCATAATCAACCAACCATCTTCTTTGGAGTAGGTATTCAGTCCATAAGTTTCTGCCATCTCAATAAACATTTCCCTAGTCTTTAAATTAACCCTGTACCTATCGTTGTTCCCATCAAAAGGATATACCAATACTAATACCTTAAACTTATCCCTGTTATTGGTGAAGAACTTCTTAAAATCTTCCTCGGAAAAATACATAAAGGCGTTGCTATATACTATGTCATATTCCTTTAAGAACGGCTCTGTTATATCTCTCTCAATAAGTTCAACTTCCGCATTTTCTAAAGCATACCTATTTAATTCGTATCCGTCTGCCAATAACCCATAATCCCTAACCAACTTAACTATTGCCCCTGTTCCTGCTCCCATATCCAAGAAAGTCGTTTTTCCCTTCTCTACTTTGATAAATTCTTTTAGTCCGTTTACGAAATTTTCTGTGTTCCAATAAGCTGTCGTGCTGTTCAAAGGAACTCCCATACCATAATAATTTTCATAGTATGAAGGCTTTATGCTCTTTGCTATTTTCACTGACAGACCTTCTCCATAAGCCAGTTTAGTCATCTTCTCTCCACTCCCATCTTCCTAGTCCTATAACCTTTGTTTCTAAAACCCTGTGCGACCAATATCTTTTATAATCGTAACTTAAATCTCCTATGCTAAACCAATCATACCCCATCTGCTTTAGCCAATCGCAAGCCTTGACTATTACAAATCTGCCTATCTCTTTATCAAGCAATTCTTCCCTCTCTTTATACCACGGTGTAAGTATTCCACAGGCTATTTTCTCCCCTTTAATTTCCGCAAGTAAGATAAAATCTGCCCCTACTAATTCACCATCAACATAAATCCCATTCACATACATACTTCCTTCGTCTACCCAAAACTGGAATAAATTCATATAAACTTCTAATAAGTGATTTTCGTAATACTCAAACCAATATGTCATTACTTCTCTTGTTTCCTCGACAGTTATTCCAACCTTATATTCTACACCTTTCGCTTTAGTTCTCATTGTCCTTTTGATACTCTTTCGTTTCTTCATTGGGTATGATAAGTAGAAATCTTCAAGCAGATTGGTCTGCACTAATCCTAAACCGTAATCGTCTTTGAAGTCATTTTCTTCTTCCACTATTACATTTACAATATCCAAGGGAACATCTTCCCTCATCATTTCATCTAATTTCTTTAAGTATTTTATGTCGTTACAAAACCACTTACTATCTACATAGGGAAAGCAACCTCCGAAGAAACACCATTCCCCTATCCCACTTGGCGAAACTGGGACTGATGCTAATATCTCTCCTTCCTCGCTTATTAGTTGCACTTCCTTTTGTTTCATTATAGTGTTGATAAAGTCAAGGGTCTTTTGATTGAAAACCACATCTTGCTTAAATCTACATTTACACTCATTTTCCTTAAATACCACCCTCATTCAAGAACCTCCTTATACCCCATTCCTACCGAGCCGTGTCTGACTAATCTTGTTGCCCACCTTTCTTTATGCTCCGCAAGGAAACTGCTTCCGAGGTCTAATTCTCTTATTCCCCTCTTTATACATAATTCCATTCTACGAAGATTTACTAAATAACCAAAATCTATATCCCTTCTATACTCCCACTTCTTCCATGCCGCCCAAACTCCGTAAGCCTTTCCGTCAACAATCAATAAAACATAAAGCCCTATAAAGTTGCCACCCTTATATATACTCTCAACGGTTAAGTCAAGGTCAAGTGTTTTCCAATGTTGGAGTAAATCGTAATCTTTACTTGTTCCTATGGTGTAGCCATCTCGTTCATTCCAATATTTACTCCAGTCTTTCAAAAGTTCTTCTTCCTCTTGGGTAGAGGGAAGGAAAGAAAACTCCCCTCTCCCACGATTAACTTTTCTGACTTTCTTTCTAAATTTCCCTGAATACTGTTCTATTGTTTCTTCTACCGACCCTAATAAATCAATGACTACTGTGTTCGTTCCTCTTGGAAACTCCTGCCCTAATCCCTCTATATCTAAAGCGTCTATTCTCTTGCCTAATTTCTGTGTTTCTCTATCTACCACCCAAAACAAGGAAGTATCTTCTGAATACCATTCCGCCCTCTGATACGGTAAATAGTGGTAGGGTGTTTTTATAAACTTTTCTTCGTCATAAAAGAGAACAGGTAGCTTTAGCTTTTTCCCGCCTTTTTCAACGAGAATAGTTCTTGCATCACCGTTTAAGTTTTCCGCTATTATATCCATAGTCTTTTGGGTGTAGATACTATCTTCCTTCAATACTTCCCAACCTTTAATTATTGAGAAGGTTTCTTTGACATTATTATCCTGTCCCATAGTTTTCCATCCACCTCTCTTGCCTCGGATATAACCCCTTCTAACTTCCAACCTAATCTTTCATATAATCTTCGTGCATTTGGATTGAAGGAATATACGCCTAAAAACAATTTCCTTAATCCTATAACTTCAAAACATTCCTTCTCGAACATTTCTATTGCTTTTCCGCCTATTCCTTTGCCTTGGTAATCCCTGTGAAGCATAATCAAAAGCCAACCTGTATTATCTCTTACTCCCCAACATTCAAGCCAACCTACTAAAATATCTCCATCAAATAAAAACCAAGCATAATCTTTATCCCAAGGGAATATAGTCTTATACCATACATTAACGGTTTCTTCATAGCTTGATACTATCGTATCTGCAAGGTGGGCGTTCCTTTCATCACATACTATGTCGTATAATCTTTTCATCAGTTCCTCGTTTTTATAATCTTCTTTCTTCGCCCTTACCAAGCGGAGATTTTTCCCTCCCCAAAAGTCCTTGTTGAACTTATCCCAAGTCGTGAACCTATACGCCTTGTCATCAATATAAAGTTCTGCCAAAGGTTTTTCATCTATCCTTATTTCAGTAAAGAAATCAATTAAACCCTTTTCCTTTAGCCATTTCATCGTTTTATCTATATCTGTCTTCCTTCTTGCTGTCGAAAGAATTAAGTTGTATTCTTTGCTTAATCTTTCTAATCCTTCCTTCGCACCCTCCATAACTTCACATTTCTCAAAAGCCCAACCCGCTTCGTCACTATAAACTTCTTCTGTAGTCCCTGTTGCAATTACCCCATCTAAATCCAATACCAATGTCTTTTTCATCTGCTCTCCTCCTTATTTAACTCGCTTTATTCGTTCATACGGAATATTTTCCCTAAATTCCTCCATAACAAAGTGTTGGGATTGATATATACCAAGCAAAATAAACTTATCTTTTAATATTTTAAAAGGTAGTAGTTTTCCTTTCGGCTCTGGCTTACCAAATACATACAAATCCTCTTTTACTATGTTGTGCATAATCTCTGATAATGCCTTGTGTTGCGTATGTCCATATTCTCCATCTAAATTGTGAGTAACAATTTTCTTCCACCACCTTCGGTCTAATACCTCTTGCAAATCTCTTATGAGTTCTGGTCTATCAAAATCCCCACCCCATTTATCTTCGTAATCCCATATCTCGTATTCAGCCCCTACAAACTCCATAGCTTTCTCAAATTCTTCCCGCCGTAACTTATTGCTTTTATTCGTAACGCATATAACCAACCAACCCTTTTCTGAAAGAAGTTCCCCTCCACCGAATAGGCTTTCATCGTCTGGGTGGGCTACTACCATTAACTTATCGTAGTTCATATTCTCCCTCCTATCTCTTTGCTATTTCGTAGTATCAAGTAATTGGAGAAATTCATTTTTATCAATATCTCCTTTGATAGCACTTGTTACTGTTTCTCCCCCTGATTTCTTTATTCCCCTTGCTTCCATACATAAATGTCTTGCTTTAACTACTACTATAAGTCCTTGCGGTGTTAATCCTTTAAACAAATAATCTGCTATTTCTTCTGTTAACCTTTCTTGCACCTGCGGTTTTCTTGCAAAGTAATCTATTGTCCTTGCAATCTTACTTAAACCTACATACTTCCCATTTGGGATATAGCCTACTGACGCTTTCCCAAAGAAGGTTACTAAATGGTGTTCGCAGTTGTGTACCCAAATATCATTAGCTATATAGGTATGGTTTTCCTCTACCTCAAAATTATACATGGTCTGTTCTTGCTCTAATTCCTCAATACTTACTTTTGTTATTTCTTGCACTTCTCTGTCTAAGTCCACCCTTACTGGTAAGGTATTTCTAAATTCTTCAAATCTCTCTTTAAATCTTTCTTCCTCTGTCTCCCTTTTACTTTCCCCATTTATGAATAATGGAATATTAATACTATATTCTACACTATTTCCATTCGCCCCCATTTCCACTAAAGGGGTATCAAATATTTCAGCTACTTCTTCTAGGAAAGCTTTGTTACAGGAGAATATCCTATTGTAGCGTGTCCCACCATCTTTTTTATAGGTAGTACCATCGCTTATCAAATAGCCTTGTATAAAACCTTTAAAGGTTTCATAATCATTTAATACTATCTTTGGTAGGGAGAAATCTAAGCTAGTAGTAACACCATTACACATTTCTAATACTATGCTTACTAGATGTCCATTTACTACTCTAACCCTATACTGCTCTATTTCTTCTTTCCTAAACCCAGATGGTTTTAATATCTTCTCTATATCTGCGTCTAATCCAAATGCTCCCTTTATAGCCCTAACAAATTCCTCTGCTTGAGATAATTTACTAACCTCTAGTCGTACTGCATTTCTTGTTATACTACCATCTGCTAATAATATACCTAAGAATTTCCCTAAATCCTCACCATATATTATCTCTTCTATTGCATTTCTATTCATATTCTCTCTACCTTTAGAATTTCGTATAGCATAAACTTTGTCCCCTACTTCTATATCTTCTGCGGCAGTCCAACCTTTTCCTAATACAAAGATAGGGTGGTTGAATGTAGTTTTCAATTCTCTCCCTTTATCTGTGTGCAGGTGGTATATTTTATCCGTTTTACTTCTCATTACCTTCGTTACTTTTCTTTCTTCTATCTCCCCTTTATCATTAAAAGTCTCTACTATGTCTCCCTCTTTTATTAGTCTTATTGCCTTGGTACTTCTCCCATCTGTTTTCTTAATCCTAATTCTCGTATCACCTGTAAAGCATAAAGAGTAGAAGGGAATATCTTTCACTATTATCATTTGGTCGTATTCTTCCTCATTAGTAAACACCTTTAAATCTGGTGGTGGAGTATGAAGTGCAGAACATATTTCTTCATACATTCTTGCTACCCTATTAGGCGTTTCAACCAAACCTTCCCTCTCTGGGTTTTCCCCTATTTCCTCTAAAATTACTTTTACAGCTTCCTCAACCCTTTTAATATTCAATACTATCCCTACCTTTCTTCTGTGTGGGAGGCAACCCCTTTTTCTTTCGCTTCTGTAAGTAGGGAAATACTCCTTTCTATAAGTTCAATCTCCCTGCCGATATTCTTAATAACCTGTTCTGCCTTTTCCTTTTCATTCTCTAAACGCTTTTTATTACTCTCTAACTCTGTAAGCCTTCTCTTAAACTCCTCTGCGTCAATCTGCTCAATCAGTTCCCTTGTAATTACATATCCTTCTAGTCCTCTCTCGACCTTCAAACTATCCTTCAACATTTTCAGTCCCCCTGTCTACGATTAAAATAACTTCCCTAATTTCTTCTACCCTCATTCTTATCCCCCCTGTTTATACTTTTTTCTTCGCTAAACCCTTCTGGGTATCTTTTACGAAGTTTATCAATATTCATTTCGGCAATATCTTCGAGGTCAACTTCCAAAGCTGTAGCCATCAAAGCTATATACCAAAGAATATCCCCTAACTCTTTCTTGACATCATCTTCGCTTATTTCATGTCCTTGGAAATTCCCTTTCTTGTAAATATCGGCAATTTCCCCTGCCTCTCCATTCAATCCTAATACTGCGTTCATCTGTAATTCCTCTTTTGTTAAGGATTGATTACAAGTCCTAAAAGCTAACTTCTGATACTCATTAAAATTCATTATCTCACTCCTACCAATTTATGAATTTGTGGAAGAAATCTAATATACACTTCGTTATACAGTTCTCCCAAAACCTTTTCTGCCATTTTTGGTAAAGCGTTAAAGTCCCCACTCTCAAACTCTGGTTGAAAAACAATCTCTGGAAGCAAATCAATATTGTAGAGGGTTTCTATTATCCTTTTAGCTTCCTTCATATCTTTTTCATCTGAAATAACAAATTTCAGGAATGAAGGGTAATCGTGTATCAAGCTAATAAGTTCGTCATATTCGTTAAACTCTCTCCCGCTTGACGAAAGTTTCGGAGATATAGCCATCAAGTCTACAAACAAATCCTCTTTATAAACAGTTCCATTTGTTTCTATTGCTACCTCATAGCCTTTAGAGAACAATGCTGTAGTCAATGCCTTTATTCCCTCTTGAAGCATTGGCTCTCCGCCAGTTAATACTACATAGGAACAATTAAGTTCCTCTATTTCCTTTAGTAACTCTTGAAGGGTTTTTACCTCCCCTTTACTCCAATCGGTATCGCACCAACTACAGCTTCTATTACAACCAGAAAACCTTATAAAGATACATTCCCTTCCTACATCTAATCCTTCACCCTGCACCGAACGAAATATTTCTTTAACTATAAAATCCATTTCATCAACTCCCTATCTAATTTATCTTGTATGCACTTAAAATCTTCTTTGTATAAGTATATGCAATTTACCCCATTTTCTTCGTATTCCTTAATCTTCAAAGCCATCTTTTCTCTATAGAAGTCTAAGTCGGACATACCGAATACTTCGATATACAAGTTATGCTTTGGTAAATAAAAATCGGGAAAGAACCTCTTGCCCCTTAACATTATTCCTTTATGAGAGGAAGTAGTGGCAGATATTCTAAACGTATACTAACATAAAGTATACCTCCTTTTGGAGTAACGTCTCCTTCCCCAATGTTATATAGGCTTTTTACACTTAACTCACTATCCCTACCTCACAGGATTGTTTAAAGTTAAGCAACAGAGCTACGAGTTAGGAGAAACGCCCGTAGGTGTTATGACCTATATAACGTAGTCCTCGAAGGACTTAGGGTAGTCAACTTGAGCTTTTACAAGCTCTACCCTCTATAGGGTGGGGTAGTTGACTCCTTCTCTCCTCCTATAAGTAGACTCCCTAATAATCCATATCCTGCTATATCTCTGTATGGTGTTTCCCCCATCAAGTCCCCTTCTGGATTACTGATTATCCTGTTCTGTTTATCAATAATTCTAACCAACAACCCTAAATGGTCTATTAGCTTTTTTGGAATTAGATAGTTTCCATCTCCTACATCATAATCGGCGAGAAAACTATGCAAGATTTTCCCCGTCTTTGTAATGCTATCTCCGTATGCTTTCTGCTTGTTATCAACCAACTTACCTAACTCACTTCCATATCGTTCAAATCTACCCTTCATTTTCTTCCTCCTATGAATTAGCCTGTGCCGATTAAGACACAGGCTATTATCTTAATCAATTAAGTAAGTTACCTTGTTGTTTGGAGTTTCCCATATAGTAATTTTCTTTAGTCTTGCGGCTAGTTTCCTTATCGAAAGTCCATACATTATTTCCTCCGCCCAAAAGATTGCTAAATTCTCTGCTGTAGGATTGAAGTCGACCAACACCATTCTGTCTAATATCCCTAAATCCAACTTCTTGAATTGTGCCTCGTCTTCCCTCTTAATGAATACTGCGTGGTCATACTCTTTCAATATATCCTTTATTATTCCGAAATCGCAAAGCATACCTGCCTTATCTAAATCCTCTGGCGTTCCTTCAAGAACTACCTCTATTTTCCATCTGTGTCCGTGGAGATTAGCACACTTCCCCTCATATTCTTTTAAGTAATGTGCAGAGTCAATTTCCACTACACTTGTAAGTTGAAGTTTTCCCATACTCTCACCTACGATGCTATGACAATAAGTTTAACTGCTGTTTTCTTTTTGCCCTCAATTTCCACATCTTCAAACCCTGGCTTTATTGTAATATCTACGCCTTGTGGAGAAATATATCCTCTAGCTATTGCTACTGCTTTTACTGCTTGATTGATAGCACCTGCACCTACAGCAAGAAGTTCAACATCTTTTCCTTCCTGCATATTCTTTACTAATGCACCTGCTACTGAACTTGGATTACTGGAACTCGCTACCTTCAATACAATTTTACTCATTTTTCTTTTCCTCCTTATATTTTATGATTTTGTTCCTGTCAACTAATCTAAAGAAGTCCTCTGCCCTAATAAATACAAAGTCCTCCGCCTCTTGAACTCTTTTCCCATCTCTATTCTCTTGATTTTGGTGTAAGAATATCAAAGGGATTTTCTCCTTCGGGCAATCGTCTACTGCTTGTTTCCACCAACTTTTTATCGCCCACTTTAGTTGGTCTTTACATTCAATATGGAGTAGAAAGTTCATATCTTCATCAAGGGTATTCAAATCGCCTTTTACTGACTTTAGGTTTTTCCTTTTTGCAAACCCTCCGCTTAACGGTGTTCTCTCTAAATCAATGTCTATCCACTCTTTTAATAAGGCTTTCACTTTTCTCTCATAGTTGCTCCCCTTCCTTCTACTTTTTCTCCCCTTTTTGCTTTTTTTAAGTGCCTCCTTTAACTCCCTTATTTTTTCATTGTTCGGGTCGTGTTCCTCTAAAAACTCTATTTGCTCTTGTAGTATTTTATGTCTTGACAAATTCCTCCCTCCTTGGGTATCTACCGCAACTGTGTTTCTCTTTGCAGTACCCAATATATTCACACTTCGGTTGCATTAATTGAGAAATGTATCGCCACTCCCCTCCTAACTCGTAAATTTTCTTTTTAAGAAGGATTACAAAATCCTGTATCTCCCAATAAGCCCTCGTGCATAATCTTTCGTGGGCTAAATGAAACAATGCCCTGACATTTATCTTTAGTATCATTTTACTGTGGCTACCTAATGGAAAGACCTTTGAACGCTTTTTCATCTATTCCCCACGCACCTAACTTCCTATAAAAATGCTTTGACCGCTTCCTTTCAATGTAGAGGGTGTGAGTATCGGGGTTGAAGTTCCCCAATACTCTTTCCTCTCCATTATCCTGTTTTATCTTTACTACGACTCTACTTGCCATTTTTGACCCTCTTTGACAGGTTTTCTTCATACTGACTATAGTTGAAGGTATTAGCCCTTCTTGTTATTTCTCTTGATAGTGCTGATACTGCTTTCTCGTATGCTCTCAACAACCCTGCACTTAATTTGTATGTTGCCAAATCCTGTAGTTCTTTTTTTCGCAAATCTCTGATATAAGCCTTTTTGTTTATTGACCCATATCTTAAATCTTCGTTTTTCTGTTGCTCTTTTGGTAGGCTTAATATTTCAAGTCTTTCAGCGAATGTTGCTACCCTATCTGATGTAGTCCAATCAATATCTGTTATTGCAACCACACCTTCCGCATAGGCACTCAACGCTGTAAACACGGTCAAATATAATCCTAATTCATCATCAGTCAAAAGAGTTAAATCTGGTGGAAGTGTTATATTCCCATTTTCATCTAACATACTTTCATCTGGTATTTCTGGTCTGGAAGGGAAGAACAATCCTGCCTTTCTGATTTTAGCTTTTGCTTCTTCCCTATACTTAAATTCTTCTATCTCTTGCACTTCGGCAGGTATAGCCCCACCTGTTTCCATTTTGTTGTCTTTTACTTTTTCACTCATCTTTTTAACCTCCTATTTCTAATAATCTATTATTCCGACCTTGCTAAAATTACCTCTGACATCCTCTCTACTGGAATACCTTCCTTTGCTAAAGCTACAAATTCATCAACTGAAACTTCTGTCCCGTCTATTTCCTCCGCACCTACTAAATGCCAATAGTAGTATTCGAGTGCTTTATCAATAGCTACCCTAACTGATACTATTGTATCTTCCTCTACCACTTTTACAGTTATGCCCGAAGTCTTAATACTAAATTCAGTTGTAACGAAGTTCTGTAAATTGTAGAGTTCCTTTACCTTTCGTTCTACTACCTCGACAATTTCCTTTTTAATCTCCATTTTAATCCCCTTTCTTAAAATCTTCTATTTTATTACTTTCCGTGGAATAACATAAATCTACATAGTCACAGAACCTGCAATCCCACGAAGTTTTTCCCGTGCAACCTGCTGGTCTTTCTGGTAAAATCCCTTCCTTTATAGCCTTTTCCATTCGTGCTATCTTTTCTAATTGTGGTGCAACATATAACTCTGGCATTAGCTTAATTCTAAACTCTTTTAGTCCTTGGTCATTTTTTGCTCCATAGAGAATAACTGCATCTTCTACCTTTTTACCGTGCTTTTTCGCTTCCTCATTTATTAAGTAAGTGTAAAGACTGACCTGCCATAAATGTTCTGGTCTTGGCTCATTCAAATCATCATAAGTTACTGAACTTGGGTGTGTTGCTTTTGTTCTGTTCTTTATCGTCTTTATTTCTAACACTCTAAACTTTCCAAGTGTTTTTACAATTCCATCTGAATGTCCCACGATTGACTTATCTTCATTCGCTACTGGGACTTCTAAATAATCGAGGTTATACCATAGATATAGCTTTTCTTTACACGAAGGACATACCTTTGGTGAAGGATTTTCAAACATATCTATCCATCTATGCCCACAACCTCTGCATTTCCATTCCCCATAAAGTATGCCCATTTCATACAAGTAACCTTGTATCATATATCCGAAGTGATGTCCTGTATCAAATATCCTTTGTCCTAATGCAGATACTCTTTGTGGAGAAGGGAATCCCAGTTTTCCGAATATCAATGCTCTTTCGCAACCGTATAATTGACTTGGATGCCATACACCTGTTTCCCTCTCATCTTTAACATATCCGCTACCCGCAGAAAGTTTCATTAAATACCTATCTATCTCACCAACCAACACCGTTTCCGCTTTCATTGTGTCTAACAAATTTTTCAATGCCACTTCTATTCCTCCTTCTTAAAGATATATTACCTATATATCTTATACTATACTATAAGTTTACCATACAAACCCATTTTTGTCTACCTAATTTACATAAACTATTTGGGTTCTTATTTACCTAATAGGACAAATTCCATTCTCACATTCCAATCCGTCAATGTCGAAATCAAGTTCCATTTCATACTTACTAATTAAGGACTCGTCAAAAGGTCTTATGCTATTCTCCATCTCTAAATACCTTGCCTCGGTTATCTCCTCGTAAGGCATAAGTGGGTAATAACCACCATCATATGGTAGAAACGATATACAGACAATGCTATCCCAGTTATTGAATAACCATTCCTCAACTTCCGACCACTCATCATCTTTAACTGTTACCGTAATACTACAGTTATGCTCGACATAATTATCCATCATCATTTTATAAGCTTCTAATTGCTCTATAGCTGATATATCACCTTTTGTCCTTGTTACTGGACTTTTAATTGGGAACTCTAAAACCTTAATATCTGCTGTATCTCTGTCTTGCCCTGTTTCTGGGTGTATTATCCATCCCAAATCTTCTGCCACTTTACATAGAGGGTCTTTTGCTGATATCCTAACCCTTCTTATATAATATGGTGCGTGGCTAAAATGAACTCCTGGACTTACCGTTGGCATTAGACTTTGTGTCCCCTCTGGCTTAATTGTGGTATGAAGTAAAGGCTTATCAAATCCTAATTCCTTCGCATAAGTTTCAGCCTCCCTCTTTATCGTTTCTTTGAGTAGAGTTAATATTTCTTTTTCTTCCTCTTTTGTTATCCCTGTTATCTCCTTCATATCTTGCCAACCTGTTAGTGAACAACCTAATAGCCTATGCTCTTTTTGCTTTTTATCCCACTTCGGCAACTCTAAGTCAAGGCAGGTCATTCTATAACTTGCCCTTGCATTTAATCTTGCCCCTTCTAATAGTTTAGGGATATTCAACTTTCCATCTTCGATAAAGCCAACCACATTCAGCGATACTAAATTGCATAGCCCTTTATCATCAAGAAGTATCTCCGCACACGGATTAACTCCTTTGAAGTTTGGAAATCTTTTTTTAGCGTGTTCTCCATTGATAAACCCTGGCTCTCCTGTAAAGCGTATTCTATCAAGGTGTTCCTTCAACTGCCTCCTACTCGGTTTCTCCCAATATATCACACTATTATTGCTCATTCTCCTATGAAGTATCTTATCATTTGCCACCCATTCCCCATCGTTGTTTTGGTAGTATAAATTCTGTTTCGCATCCATTATTTCTTTATCATCACTACCAAATAAACCTATCTCACTTGTTCTCCTTACACCTCCCACTACAACATTTTCCCCTATGATATTTGCTATATCTAAACAATCAATAGGTCGAAGATTTACCCTTTCTGATTTTTCCCTCTCCCCTGCGTTTGTTATAATGGAGTGAATTTTCTCAAACATATCTTTAAGGCTCTCGTGTCCTGATGCTGTCCCACCAAATCGCTTTAATCTTTCTCCTTTCGGTCGGACATAGTTGTAGACTATCTTTACCTTGTAAACATTACTATACATCTTATCCCATAAAATCTTGAAGTATAATTCAAGTGCCTGAGCCCAGCCCTCTTTGCTGTCCCCAACGATTATTTGTGCTATATTGTTCTCAAATATTATACTTGTGTTATCTTCCCTCTCGGACTTCTTGGCTTGAACATATTCTGCGTGTTCTAATTGAACTGTTGTCTTCACCTTTGGAAGTTTCGCAACATCACTTTCCAATACTCTTAAACCTACTCCGCAACCAATCATTAAAAGATAGAATAAATCTCTAAAAGACTCGAAATCGTCTATTACTTCAAACGCACAATTAAAATTAGCCATAGGGAATTCGTCTACCAACCCTTCGGAAGCACCGCCTACCCATAATGTCCTTCCACTTAACATATTCCTCAAATGGAAAACATTATCAAATAACTTTTCTGCCTCCCCTTCCTCTATTGGTGCTATACTACAATTATATTCAACTGCCCTTGTTACTGTTTCCTTCCAAGTTTCCCTTCTACCCAATTCTGGTAAATACCTCGAATATGTCCTATAGTAAATAAACTTCCCTAACTTTGTCATTTCGTCAGGGAAGTCTTTATACTGCTCTAAAAACTCTTTGGAGAGAATTTTCGCCATAAATTCTTCCCCTTTCATAATATATATTTTTCTAACATCATAACAAAATCATTTTCAGAGATAACAACTAAAGGCTCACACCCTCCCATCTCAATTTGTAGAAAAGGAATGTCCCGTCTTTGTTCTAATGCCTCCATTTTTATTTTCTTCCACATTTCCGATGTAATCCTAAAACTTTTGTTTTTAGTGAACTTGTTATCTCCGAGTGCTACGCTACCTATCTTTACATCTCCTTTTGCACCCCACAATGCTCCACTTGCAGGTTGCCTACTACCACCCAATTCCTGTGTCCTCTTGGCGAAATTCTTTTCCTGCTTGTTTGCCTCTCTCTTGACATTTACCGCATCTCCTTCTTTAACCTCGTCTAAAAACCATTTAGGTAGCCTTTCTCCCACTAAATCACCTCCTACAACTGCTTAACCTTTTCTAAACAGGTTTCGCATACTTTCTGTCCTAATAAGTCATAATCTGCTGTCCCACCACAAAAAATACATCTTGTTCTATAGACTTTGAAGTATAATCCTTCATCATCTACATACATTTCTAATGGTGTATCATCTGCAATACTTAATTGTGTTCTAATCTCTTTTGGGACTGTAATTCTACCTAAACTATCAATATTTCTAACTATCCCAGTCGCTTTCACGGTATCACCTCCCATTCTAATTATACCATCAAATGGTTAGCTTTACCAATATTTATTAGTCTTTCTCAAAAGAAAAGAGGGTAGGCTTCCCTATCCCTCTATCGTTTCTTTTCCGACTTCCTCTAATACTATTGGCTCATCTTTTTTCTCTTGAATTGCCCCATTATCTGTGAACACAAGCCTTAATATTTTCTTGTGCAATTCCTCTATTATTTCTGGGTGCTGTCGAAGGAATATTACCACTCTACCAGACCCTTGAAAACCTTCCTCTATACCTTGGACATAATAGTAACTTCCCCTTCTTTCTATAAATCCATAGTGTATAGCATACCTTACAACTTCCTCTACTACATCAAATTCGCCTGCCTTAAATGTTTCTGTGTCTGTAAAGAAAAACCTTACCTGACCTGACCTTTTTGGTGGTGCTGTCTTATTCTTAACTCCATACACCTTTATCCATTGTCCTACTATTTCCTCTACCTTCACGCCATTCTTCTCGTGCTTATATTCAATCCAATCCCCTCGGCGTAGTTCAAGTATTACACTCGCACTATATTCTTGCCCTCTGCCCCCTGGAAGCGTATTCGGATTTCCATACATAACACCTATTTTTTCCCTGTATTGATTGATAAGTATTACTGTCGGAGCTTTTTCATCTGGGTTTGTCAAGTCCATAGCGTTCATTCCTGCTGTCAACTTCCTAAAGAACTTATTCATCATTTTAGCCAAATCGCCCATAAAAAGTTTTTCCATACTTTCTTCGGCTTCACCTCTTGGGACTAATCCTGCTATACTATCCAATACTAATAATCCGCAATCTCCACTTTTTATAATTACATCTGCTATATCAAGTGCTTGTTCCCCATACTCGGGTCTTACTACAATTAAGTCCTCTGTATCTACTCCTAACTTTCTCGCCCATTCTTCATCGAAAGCCCCTTCGGCATCTATCCAAACACATTTCTTTAGTGTTGAAGTTTTACCTCTTGCTATATTTCTCTCGTATCTTTCCTTGAATTTCCTCTGTGCGTTCCCTACTACCTTTAGTGCTACAGAAGTTTTAGCTGAACTATACCCACCTGTTAAAAGAGTTATTCTATTCTCTGGTATTCCTCCACCTGTAACAATATCTAATGTCAAACTCCCTGTAGGTATTCTCTCTACCTCTAAAGCCTTTGCGTCTACTGCCCTTACAATAGTTCCCTCCCCATACTTTTTATTCAATGCTTTCAATATTCCTTCGAGGTTACTCAACCCTACCACTCCTTCCTTATTCGTCGTCTTGGAATACTTTTACCTTTACTATCTTTCTTCCCCACTCTAATGCCTTTGCCCTATCTGAAATGAATATATCTAACCTGTATCTTCCTGTTTTCTCATCATATTTTATTGCACCACCTCTATCCCATACTGTCCCTGTTCCCCAACCCTCTACTTCCATTTTTGTTCCAAAAGGGAAGTTCTCTGGTGAAGCTATAATCCCGTCTTCTTCAAATATATCAACGCCTATTTTCTTTCCGCTTGCTGTTACTGCATACTCTGGGTGATTAGGGTGCTTTCCACAACTCTCATATGATAAGTCATAAGCTGTGACTTCCATTTCGTATTCCTTATATCTCCTGCTTTCTCCCCTTAAAACCATAGGCTTTCTTTCAACTGGTGGTGATAAAGGTTTCTCTTTTTCCACGGTTGTTTCTACGGGTGTAGCAAGGGTTTCTACAGTTTGTTCTTGTGGTGTTTGATTAAAGATATAAGCCACTACTCCTAAAGCTAACAAAAGCAGTATTCCACCTCTGACCTTATGTTTATCCATTCAATCCCCCTTAAAATAAAGGGCAGGAAGTGTTAGTTCCTGCCCTCTCTTTTTAATCCTAAAACCCTATCGTATCATCGTCTTGGTAGGAAGTCCCAGAAGGCTTTTTAGCAGGTGTTCCTCCCCTCAATACTGTCATTGCTTCTTCTACTGATATTGGAGCTAACTCCTCTGCCAATTTATCCAGTAAAGTCTTATCCCCTTTAAATTCGTCAATCGCTTTTATTTCATCTTCGGTAAGCGGGAACTTTTCCTCTGGAATAAAGTTGTATTGAGTATCTGTGCTTTCACCTGTTCTGGTTATCTCAATATCCCATTCCTTCAAATCCCTTTTTGCGGACATTTTATCAAGGACTTTCAATACCTTAATTCCCTGCTTGAATATCTTTATCCGTCCTGAAACCTCGTGGACTTTTCCTTCCTTATCTGTCCATCTATCAGTATCCCTATCCATTACTAAAAACGCCCCTCTGAATGTTGCCTTATTTCCAGATAAACAGAAGGGACACTCAATGCGTTCGCCTGTCGTTTCATCTATCATACCTTCAAGGCAAGTGTAGAATTTCTTCCCTTTCGCATTGGGAAGGTAATGCTCCCTAAATGTCAAAGGCGTTGTTGTAATAAACCTAACCGTTCTACTCTCTCCATCTGCTAAAATCAAGTTAGGGATAAACGGTTGCCCGTTCTTCGCCATTTCTGCCTTTCTGTCTAATTCATCTGAATACTCCCTCACACTTTCAAAACCTGTGCTAAACCATTTTGCAATACCCATTTTCATTCTCCTTTCAATTTTTGGTGGGTAGTATCTCTACCATACACCTGTCTATTGATTATCGCCTTTGCGTATAATCCTGTGGATAGCTTTGTGGATAGTGTGTATAACTATCCTCTAAACCCTAATAAGGTTATTCTTGGGTCTTTCTCTTTTAATTGAGATAACTGTTCCCCTATTACTTTTTCTACTTCATCTTGTGCCTGTTCTTGAAGTTTCTCCAAGTTATCAATAGTCCCCTCTAATTCAATTCCTGCTTCAACTTTACAACTTTCGTAGTTTTGAAGGTTTATCGTAAACCCAAGACCAAATTTCGCAACCACCTTCGGCATACCTTCTGTAACCATTTCCTCAACCTTTCTTCTAACTATCATATCTTTTGATAAATCAGTTTGCTTTGCCATTCGCTTTTCCTCCTTACTTTTATTAGATATACCAACACCTTATACAGTTATTTTATCTCCTTCTTCCTATGAAATCAATACCTTTATAACAAAAAAGGCAGGGAGTTTATTCCCCACCTAAAAGGTCTGCCTCTACCCTTTTGAATAATTCAAAGGCTCTCTTTTTGAAATCAGTTGTCGTAAAACTTACTCCTTGTGTTATATCTTCTTCCTCACTTATCCTTTTTAGTCCCTCGACAATTTCTTGCGGGTAGAGTCTTTTATTCGTCTTATCTCTAAAGCGTGTTGGAGGGATAATTCCTGCCTGTTCCCATTTTCTTATTGTTTGGCTTTCCCTTCCTAATTCTTTAGCCAACTCTCCAATGGAATACATCATCACTTCCCTGCCCTTTAACTCATACACCTTCAACTGTGTTCACCTCCTACTTTCTATTTTTCCTTTTTGCTAAATCCACTAATGCGTAGGTTACTTTTCTATCTACCAACCCTTCAAATTCTTCCATCGGTATTAACCCTTCTAATACACATTTCTCCAATTCTTCTTCGTCTACTTCCTCAACTATATCAATCCAATCTGGTTTCTCTTTTTCTACTATCTTTATTACTTCCTCTCTGTCTGCCTCCGCACTTATTATTTTATCGTGTCTTATTATTGTGTGTAAGCCTACCGCTTTTGCGTAATCAATTACCTCGTCTTTCTTTATCGATATTGAAGTTCTTGCTTGTTTCTGATACCCTGTGCCATCCTCAAACTCTACTGTGAAACTTCCTTTATCATCTGCTACACCTTCCTTTTCTGCCAATTCAAACATATCTTTCCTTAACTCTTTTAACCTTTTTTCAATTATGCTTTCTACTTCCTTTACCTTTCTAAATACCTCATATGCCTCTGACGCATTAGTCGGTTTCGTATCTAACCCCAATATACTTAACACCGCTTCAAATTTTTCCATTTCTATTCCTCCTTAAATAAATTCTATAGAGTAGTTTGTTCAACCCTCTTAAAACCATTGTCCCTAATTTCATTCTCAAAATCCTAATTCGTTCCTTCATTACTTTCACCTTTCACCCATTTAATTGGATATTTTAGTCTGTTATACACCTTCTTTCTTTTGGCGTATAGCCCATTACATATTCCTATTTGGCTATCCACGAAATCTAATACTATAGGCTGTTTCTTCCCTTCATACTCTCTTACTATTCTTCCTACTGCCTGCTGAACTGTAATTGCTGACCCTGTTGGTGTTGCTAAAAACAAAGTATCTAAAGAAGGAATATCTAATCCCTCTTTGGCTAAACTCATTGTCCCGAATATTACATCGTATTCCCCTGCCTTATCTCTTTCTTCCTGTGGTGTCGCACCTATATAAAGCATTGTTGTAAAATCGGAGTGCGTATCAACATATTTCTTCATTCCTTTTAAGTGGTCTATCCTTTCTGATAATACCAATACCTGCCTTCCACTCTTTAGTGCTTTAGCCAAATTCTTTAGTATCAATACTGTCCTTTCATCATCTTCTGACAATGCCGTTATCAATTTCGGAACATTTATTTGACCTGACCACCTATTCACTAACTGCTTTAAATCTACTTCTGTCTGTGTCTGGACACAGTAGATTTCTGGTGTCAAGTTTTCACCCTTTATCGTATGAAGCACATTTCCAATATGGGACATAAATACTATCTCCATACCATCTGACCTTTTTATTGTAGCTGTCAATCCCCACCTCCT